TTCAAGGCATTTACGGGAGAAAAAATCGGCTCAAACATGAAGAAATGAAATGACTGAGTCAGCCGAGAAGAATTTCCCCACTTATTCGCACCTTCCCTAAGACGCCGATATCAAGGCGAAAGGTGCCGGGCGGATCGTTGGTTTGCCACCATTCGGTGACGTTGATCAGATAGCCAAGCGGTTCCACCACACGACGCACGGCGCCAATCGTCCCCTTGTGGGCATGAATAAACCACGCCGCGCGAATCACATCCCGCCTGGTGGCTTCCGGCCAGTTCTCATCCCAGCGATCAACCGAAAACGCCCACGCCAGCCAGGGCAGCAGATTCGCCGGGCAAGTGTCCGCACTCCAGAGATGTCGCAGCGGAACAGGCGTATTTTCAATGTCTGCACAGGCGCGCGCGGCCGCCACCTCAAGAGATGACGAACCAACCGGTAAAAGGCGGGTATTACTCATCGTTCCCCCCCACGGTTACGCTGTAGTGGCTGCACCATGAGGCCTGAGTTTCATCAAGTACAATGTCAGCCGCGGGCGCGGTCAGCTCTACGCGTTGCACCCCTTCAACATGCAGTGCCGCGTAAATGGCGGACTTGCGAATATCGCGTCCAAGCCGATGTTGAGCCGTGATATAGGCCTGTAACCGGGCTCTTGCCGCGCTGAGTACAGGTTCACTTTCAGGGCCGGGAAAAAGGAAAAGCGATGCCTCAATTCGGTAGTCAACAATGTTGGCCGACTGGACGGTCACACGGTCGGCAACGGGCCTGACGTCCTCATCGTTCAGCGCATTGCGAACAACGGCGAGCAGTTCCTCAGAAGCCACGCCGTTATTCTCCCGGGAGAGCACAGAGACCGTGACGTTCGCCGGCTGTGGACTGATAACGGAAATATCCGCCACCCGGCCATCTGCACTGCGACCGTGGAACTGATAAGCGCCCGTCGAACCGGCCACGCTCAGCCCTTCCGGCGCTTGCTGGATGCGCAAACGAAAGTCGGTATCAGACTCCATCACAGCTGGCGTGGGCGGAAACGTCGTATCGTCGGCGGGGGTAATGACCAGACGCGCAAGGTTAGCGTTAGCCCCAAGCTGGTCGAGATCGCGGCCGGCAGCGTAGGCCAGCATGACCGCACGCGCGGCCTCGTTCACGCGCTGGCGCCACATGACCTCCCGATAGGCGTTCTCCTGCAGCAGCTTCACAATCGGCTCTGATTCCAGCGTCAACGTCCGTGCAATCGCCTCTCGCTCCTCTTCCGGATAGAGCGAGACAAAGGTGGCCTTTCGTTCTGCCAACAGCGTTTCATAATCCACCTCCTCCACGACATCAGGCGCGGCGAGCTGGCTCAGATCAACAATAGCCATAGCGTTTAACTCAGTGAAATGGTGATAGAAAAGGATTGTCCGGAAGTCGGGCGCGTGCCGGTGATATCGACATACAACGTCCCGTCATTCTCCGAACGCTCGAAAGTGATGGCCGTCAGGCTGATCCGCGGTTCCCATTTCTGGATAGCGGAATAACATGCCGCCATGATTTGCAGACGCAGCGCAGGGCTCTGTGGCCTGTCGATCATCGCCGCCAGCAGCGAGCCGTAATCACGGCGCATAACCCGCGAGCCGACAGGCGTCACCAGAATATCGCGCACGCTCTGCCGGATGTGTTCTGCCTCTGAAATGCTGAGCCCGGTCTGCCTGTTCATCCCCCTGTAACGCACCGTCATTGTGTCCCCTTAGTCCAGCTTCCGCCGCTTTGCACACTGCCGTGCGCGTGGTTGTCCACCTGCACCCCGTTGGAGGTGAATTGACCGCCGGAATGCGCAATATTCCCGGCCATTACCCCGCCCTTCTGCACCTCAAGCGAGGCGGTAATTAACTTGTTGGTACACACCACCTCAGGCGTATCCAGCGTGATGCGGGACGTTGACGTCACCCGCACCTCCGGCACGGTGGCGGTCAGCGATTCAGAGGCGGTAATGTCGGCTGTTTTAATACCTGAAACCGTCAGCGCCCCGCGTTCGGGTTCGTACTCGATCACCGCGCCGTCAGGAAACGAGACGTGGAACGCATCAGGCGAACCGGACGGCGCCGGATGGTCGTCCGAGAAAATACCCGGTAGCACAAAGGCGGTATCGAGCTCGCCGCCGATGGCCAGCAGCAGTACCTGTTCTCCCTCGGAAGGGGCCCACCACACGCGCGAACGTCCCGCACGACAGGTTAGCCAGTTCAGCCAGGTGGTTTTCATCCCGCCGGTCTGCACACGACAAAGCCCTCTGTTGAGGTCAACATCGGTTACAACACCGATACGAATAAGATTGCGGATCGCGCGAGCGATGCCGTTCATGGAAGTTAGCGTATTCATAAGAAGAGAATGCCGTTCAGAAAGAACGGCAGCAACGAGACGGGGTTTGGTGCGGGATGAGACAACAAGCAGGCAAGACAACAGACCGCAGGCGGCCCTCAGCGCGGGGAAATTACGCCTCCCACTCGCTGACCAGCTCCCCGTTGATGTATAGGGCCTTCGGACGCGTGACGGGCTCCGGCAGCGGCGGTTCGGGGGAATACGTTGCGTGCAAACCGCCCTCTTCCTGAGAAACAAGAATGCGCTCGGTTAATTGCGCTTTGATGCTGATATCCATCGTATCGTCATCGTTTAAAACGATCGTGAAGGAACAGCCGTTTTTGCGGCCTTCATCGAGGGTAAAAATGTCCGGCTGGTTTTCCCCAAGCCAGGCCACTACCGGGACGAAAACGCCCTCGCTGTCGCCGGAGAAGCTGCTGACCTTCGCATTCAGCTCATAGTGCTTTTCAAAGGAGAGCGAGGAGGCCAGCCGGGCATCGATATTGCCGCTGCCGACCGACATCTGCAGCCGATCCGGGTTTGCTTTCAGTTGGGGAATCGCGTCAATTAATGCCTGACGCAGGCTCTTGAGTTTGTGCATCGATTTTATCCTGACAGTCTTTAATGGTTTCAACCTGCAGCGCGCAGGCGATAAGGGCATACTCAAGCCTGCGAATATCTGCGCTGAGATCGCCGTTAGTGGCGGGTTCGCTTCCCGGCATCGGGCAGCGGCTCACCTTCGGGCAGGCGTTGTAAACAATGGGCTGCGGAGGCGCAGGCGGTGCGGGTGTGCAACCGGCGGACAGCATCAGGCAACTGAGTGGTATACCAGCGGCGTAACGCGTCATTTTCATTGAGTAATCTCCCGATAGTCGCTTCCCGTCTCGCGCGTTCCTCACTCGCAGTGAGCAGTTCTTCACGAAGCCTGACCTGGGCGACTTCATGTGTTCGGGCAACCCGTTGCGACAGGGAAAGCTGTTGGTTAAGCGTGGCGAGGGCGTTTTTTTGTTCACTGGCAACCCGGTTCGCGCTGGCTAAGGAACGGGACAGCGTCAGGTTGTCATGACGAAGCCACAGCGTGATAGCCAGCAGACCGGCCAGCAACAGCATCAGGGCTTTCACGACAGCCCCTTCATGCACCATGCCTTCTCGCGGATACGACGATTTTCCAGCCCGGCATTTTTAACGCCATTCACATACACCCAGCGGGTAAGCTGCCCGCATGCCTGCGACCACTGTTTACGCTTAATAAACGACACCAGGGTCGAACGGCAGGCGGCGCCCGTGCCAACATTAAACGTGAAACTCACCAGCGCGTCGTAGACCCGGGGTGGCATCTCAACCGACGCGCACACTGCCAGCCGACGTTCAACATTGAGCACATCAGCGACCAAATTTGCCGCTGCCTCACGCTCGGTAATATCCCGTGCAGGCACAACGTTTGCCGTGTGGCCAATGCCAGACGTCCACACGCCAGCGCTACACCGATAGGGCGAGAGGCGACATCCTTCGAGATCGGCAATCAACGCCAGCCCATCAGGGGACGTTTTCAGTAACCGAAAGTCAGGTATCAGCACCGCCAGGGCCAGCACGCCGGCGACGCTGCAACGCTTAATGATTGAGTTCACGAATACTCTTCTTATCGAGTCCAAGAGACTGGAGATAGCGCCAGGTTTTTCGTTTGAACCAGTAATTCGTCAGCGCGGTAAAAATGGCGCACAGACTTCCCACGTACAGCGCGACTTTTTCAGGAGACATCGCCCCGAACCAGGCCAGTGCCACGGCCAGCCAGTAGGCGATAAACGTGGTGATTTTCTCCAGGCTCAGTCCCATAGGTTTACGGATTCTTTTGTGGGGGCGCTATCAACCTCCGGCATCTCTACCGGCGTGCCATGAGGCAAGATAACGCCTGATTCGGCGAGGCCAGAATTGGCCTTCAGAACGGCTTCAACGCCGCCTGCCGTGCGCCCATAAAAACGGGCGCAAATGGCATCAAGCGTGTCCCCCTGCATTGCATAGATCTTCATCAGACGCTCCCAACATCCGGTTTTCCAGGTACTGTAGAGTTTCCTGGGCCAGCGGCTTTTTCGCTATCGATGAGAGATGGGCAATCCCGGACACAACAGACCGTCCGCGAGCAACAATGCGCGGTTTAAGGGAAACGCAAAATCTGAATGAAGTGTTCGTTCCGGGTAATGACGCAGGGCTAGCGCCAGCTTTCATCTTCCCAGACTTCCCGGAGAATAGAATCCAGCGCCTCGCGATCGGCCTCCCTTTCAAGCCCCTGGAGCTCAACCCCCGTTACCGACCCTATTTTCACGGTTACCCGCGATGAGGGAAACAAGGCTCCTATCCTGCGGGTCAATTCACACTGAAATGCCTCAACGATGGACTGGCCAATCAGCTGATCTTTATCGAGCGTGATGTTCACCCGAACATTGCTCTCTTTTTTGATTCGTTCCGGAACAGGCGATGCCGAGAAAACAACGGTGAACGCGTTGTTCTTGATTAAATTTCCCCGCGCAATCTCAGCAATTAAATTCAGGGCAATTTCACGATCTCTCTCCTGACACGTTCCTTCTGTCGTCAGTCGCGCAATCATCTCGACTCGTTCAATCATGACTTGCTCGTTCAACTCTCTGTCCACACAACCTCCACCACGAGATACTGTATAAACATACAGTAGCACGTATTCATAAAAAGAGTGAAGCGAAAAATCAGAACACTTTACGGTATGTACATGATATCGATGGAGATTAGCATGCTCGCTGGGTTAACAGATCCGTTAAATGCCCAATACGTTCAAGGATTTTCCGCCTCTTTTCCTGATAAGAACACGCTGCCGGAAATAGCGCTCCGTCAGCTGCGCCTCGACACCATTTGGTGTGAAAGCGGCTGACGCCGCCCGCCATAAGATGCAGCGCCTCGGCACGGCTAATGACGATCCCGGTGGCGAGGCGTATCTCGTCAATCACCCTCTCAGGTATCCCGTTCTGTGGATCCCGCTCATAGACAACGGGGGTTCTCGCGCCGGACCGAACGCGTTTGATGCGTTCGGTTAATGCCCGTCTCGCACGCCGGTTAAGGGGCTGTGAGAGATCGTTCACCGTACAGTTATTGACAGAACTCCGAGAGGACATGGGGACATCCTGACGATCCACGGTCCGCTTCGGCACAATTTTCCACTGCGTGAGCCGGGTTAAAATCGGGCTGCCCGCGCCGACGGCGGAGTCGTACACGCCGCGGATGCAGATCGTTTCCTCGCCGTACTGGTTAAACCCGACGCGCGGCGCATACAGCGTGCGTACCTGTAAATCATCGCGACGGACAAATGGCCCGCCCTGCGCGGTGACGTAACCCGCCCAGTCCCCAGCGTCGGCAGCTTCATGGACAGCGGCAAACTCCACGCTCAAACCGCGCACGGCCTCGTTATCAGCCAGACGGCGCAGCTCGCGATAGACCGTGACCGGCGCCCCGCCGATAAACTGAAACTGGCGAATGTGCCAGCGTCCCGCCCAGGCTGAAACAGCAGAAGCCGTCTCCTTCAACAGCCCACCGCTTTCATAATCGGTCTCACCATCGAGCGCAAAGCCGTCGATATTCTTTGAGATGTATTTGGCAACATAGCCGGTCGCGCTGCCCTTCAGGGGATCGATCGCCTCCGCGTGAAAACGTGCCTTTCTGGCACTTTCGCTACGCAGTTCTGTGGCCTCTTCCTGGCAGGCATAATCATTCATAATTTGGCGAACGTGCCCGACATCTTCCGGCAGCATAAACATCAGCATGTGCCAGTGGGGCGTGCCGTCGTGATGAGGTTCCGCAACGCGGATACCAAAAATTCGGCGCCCCTCACGGTGCAGCTTTGCGCGGATGCGCGCCCACAGACGGGTGAAGTAGCTTTGCGTATCCGCCGGGCTGGCCCCGTTCCACTTCGCGTTGGGGTAGCCTGATTTCACCGTCGCGTGATATGCCGAAGGCGCGGTTAAGGTATAGAACTCGCCCACATAGCCCAGTGCCTGGCAGATATTTTCAAACCCGCGAATGCGGGTCATCAGTTCACAGCGACGTATCGCCGGGTTAGCGACCGAGGTATCGATTTTTTCGATCAGGCTGATGCGGTTGCCCTCTTCATCTTCGAGTTCCATGCCCTTAAGAAATTCACGGGTGCGGCGCTTCTGCTCGCGCCATTCGGTCACGCAGCGCTTGCTCGCATACGCCGTTCTCATTTTGCTGACGTTGCCAAGGGCAATCTGTAAATGCTCGCGCCAGGCAGCCGCAATCCGACGCAATCGCCCGCGCCACCACGTCTCTGAAAACAGGCGGATCACCGCTGCGGCAACATCGTCTTTGTTGAAAAACGTCTTCGACACCCGTTCCCAGTGTGGAGGTGACACCTTGAACTGCCGGGCGATCAGGCCGGCGCGCTGATACCAGACGTAAAGCGTCTGGTATTCACCCAGGTCAGCATCATTTATATTCGCCAGCTCACCGCGAATAAAGCTGGCGATATCTGCGGCCAGCAGGTCGATATCCGCGCGGGACATATCCGCAAGTCGGTTAAAGCGTGCAACCAGATCAACCATGCGGGAAGCTAGATATTGCTGAAGCGGAGTGTCGAAATGGCCGTCAAACACAGCCCTGGCGACCGTGTCATGCAGGCCTGCGCAGGCATAGCGTTCAGAGACCAGCCGCAGACGGGGTAACATCCTGTTGCAGAAACGGACCAAAAAGGCATTGGCATGCGGGCTGCCCTGACGCTGTTCGAGGTCATCAACCGTGCGCCAGACGTCGAAACGCACGCAGTCAGGTTGCAGGGAGAGGGCAATCCTTGCCTCCCGTAGCGCCGCGAAAAAACGATCGCGGCGCTGCTGCTGGGCATGGGAAAGGTAAGGGCTGGCAATGGCCGACCGTGGAGCATTCCACGGATACGCAAATGACGTAGCCAACTCACCCTCCCCGGATATGTTTATTTTTCATCTCCGCAATCTCCTGGCAGGTGATGCACAAGGCCACACCAGGCACCGCCATTCGGCGCGCCTCCGGTATCGGGGCCTCGCAGTCCTCGCAAAGGAAACGCGAGGGCGTTGCGGGCCGTCTGCGGGCGCTATTAATATGCCGCTCTCTGTCTTCCTGCTCGCGCGCTTGCGCAAGATCGATAAAATCGGCCATCAGTGCAGCTCCTGGGATTCACGTTCGTAGCGAGCCGCCTCGTGGCACAGCAGTTCGGCAACGTCTTCTCCGCTCATGCCGGTTTTATAGATATGGCTTGCCAGCGCCTCCAGGCGCAGGGAGACCGCGAGGGCTCGCGCGCAGCGTTCCTCTGTTTTTGCCTCCGCCAGCAGGCGTTTCAGTTCCTCACTTCCGGTCGGATAAGGGCGGTTTTCACTGTTTCGCATCACGCGTTCTCCTTAAATTCAGGCAATAGAATGCCCGGCGGGTTTACGCCATTAGGTTTGTGGTTGGGTTATATCGGCATGGTCAGCCGTTCAGGAAATAAACTCACGACAGCACGAAAATGGTTCATGGCATTAATCAGCGCCTTTTTCTCCTCTGTCGTCAGCTCACTGATATCGCACTCATGACGGGCGACGGGTAATCTCGCCAGGAAAAAGATGGCGGCCAGCGCCCTGCCGTTCTCCTCAAAACAGGGATCGCGCTTATCGCGCATCTCTGCCATAAACCGTGCCAGCTCTTTTCCGCTATCGTTCCCGTATCGGGCACGCAGTTCTGCGATGTGGTTAAGCCCGTTAAGACGAGCCCCCACGCTGAGTGGAACGCTTGCACGGGCAGCCTCTATTGCCATATCTCCCCTCGCGTAAATTCACGCACGCCAGTGCGCTGAAAACGGGCAGAGCACGGTTTTTTCCGCCGTTTGATGATTGCGATTTCAGATGCCATGCTGCATGATTCCCATTTTGATAATGTCTGCAATCAATAGCCTCTGTTTGCCAACGTCTGCTGCTGATTGCTCGAATTTGCAATGATATTAATACCCAAATGAGTATTAGTAAACACTCAAAGGAATATATTTTGATCTTAGATTCTCAAGTGAATAATGAAGAGTTACTCGATAGAATCTGTCAGGTATATGGTTTCACGCAGAAAATTCAGCTGGCACGCCACTTTAATATCGCCGCCAGTTCGCTTCAGAACCGCTACGCACGCGGTACCATCTCTTACGACTTTGCGGTTCAGTGCGTGCTGGATACCGGCGCCAGCCTTCGCTGGCTGATGACCGGACAAGGTGCGCAATTTGAAGGTAACCCCGCGCCGGGCGATCCTGTGTCAGTATCCACATTCACACTCAGTGATGGAAGACTGGAAGAAAATACCACTTTGAGTATTGATTCTACTTTCTTTAGTAAACCACTGGCGCGCGGCATCGCCGTCCGGGCGGAAGGTAAGCTGCACTTTATCGAGAAAGAGGCGTCGTTAACCGACGGCGTGTGGCTGGTTGAGATTGAAGGCACCGCCAGCATCCGCGACTTAACGCTGCTTCCGGGTAAAAAACTCCACGTGGCGGGCGGCAAAGTGCCCTTTGAATGCGGTATCGACGAGATAAAAACGGTGGGTCGCGTGGTGGGGATTTACAGCGAGGTGAGCTGAGGGCGGTTAGTAAGCATTCGCCGCCAATAGGGGCGCTCGCTTGCGGGCAGAACACGGATAAAGTGAGTGCGACACAACCACTCATTAAAGAAATCCCCCATCGCGCCGATCATCATCCGTGTGTATTATTTCCTGTAGCGTTGCCCACAACTACCCTTAACTCAAATACTTAAGCGCCAAAGCGAAAGGCATCATGAGCACACCGATCAAACGGCTAGAAATCATTAAAAATGCCATTGAACTGGAAGATGACGACATCATCCAGAGCCAGCTGACACGGCTGAAGAATGAAGCGTTTGACGATGAGCTACAGGCAATCGTCGTGGCGCTTGAGCAGAAGAACTACACCGCCGCCATCAGGGCCATTACCGCCTGGCTGCAAGGCCAGCGCGCCATCACCCCGTGGCGCGACCCGCAAGTGGCAGCCAGCAAGCTGGAGCTGAAGGCGCTGGAAGAGCGTCTGCGCGATCTCATCGATCGCCGCAACGCGCGGGTGCAGCAGCTTGATGAGTTCAACGATCTCTATTTCTCCCGTCTGGGTCCCCTGATGCAGCAGATCCTCGCTCTGCGTAAAACCCTGGCGGAGCTGAACCTGCGTCGTCAGCAGGCGGAGGCGCGTCGTCGCGAGGAAGATTACCGTCGCTGCCAGCGCTATATGGCGCAGGCGGTAGAGGTGCTGGCGACGCTCACCCAGCGCTGGCGCGATCTGCCAGCCGACTCCGTGCAGGCGGCTGAAGCGCGCAAGCATCTGGAGCAGCAAAGTAATTTGATTGCTAATTTGCTGGCCGAGGCGCTGGAGCTGGAGAGCGGCTTAACGCGCGAAGAGGAGCCTGCTCGCCAGGCGCGTGACGAAGCCAACGAAGAGTACGAGAAGTATCGCGAGCAACATCACGATGTCGAAATGCGGCTGCGCAAAGGGAAGCTCCTCTCTGAAGAAGATCAGAACGAACTCAAGCGTCTCTGGCGGCAGGCGAGCAAACTCTGTCATCCGGACCTGGTGGCGGACGACCTGAAAGAGGAAGCCAACGCGATGATGGTGCAGCTCAACCAGGCCAAACAGCGTGGCGACGTCAAGGCTATTCGCTCGCTGGTCGCCCGCCTGCAGCAGGGCTTCGAGCCGCTGATGGCCAGCGACAGGCTGAACGATCTGGAACGTATCCGCAAAAAAATGGCGCAGGTACGCGAGCAAATCGACACCTTAGTGAACGAGCTGGCGGAGCTGGAGAAAGAAGAGTCCTGGCTGCTGGTGTCGTCGCTGAGCAATATGGAGGCGTACTTTGCTCAGCAGGAGAAAGCCCTGCACGAGGTTCGCGCCTCGCTCGAACACCAGGTGAACGAAGCGCAGATGGATTCAGCAGCCTGATTATTTAGCGTGCCAGTAGGCGCTGGCACGCACCAACTGTTGATCAATCGCGTCAGTGTCAAACTGACGGCTCAGGCTTTTTACTACCTTTCCTTCCCCGGTCAGCCAGATAAAGTACTCTTCCGCCGGAACGGTCAACGCCGCCAGACGATCCGCCACCGCCTGCTCGCTGTGGCCCACTACCCAAGTGATGTCGACGTCGCTCAGGTGCGCCAGATAGTCCTTATATGCGTCGTTCCCGACCGTCACTACCGCGTGAATTTCCGGGCGAACCGGCAGTTTAGCAAGACTCTCTAAGCGTCGACGTAGCGCAGGCATGCCGGATTCATCACACACGTACAGTTGCCAGGCGTAATCTTCCGGCACCACCAGCGAACCGCGCGGCCCACCAATGGTCAACGTGTCCCCCGCTTTCGCCTCAACCGCCCAGTTGCTGGCAATGCCGCCGTCATGAATGAAGAAATCGAGCACCAGTTCATGGCGAGACTCATCATACAGCGGCGTATAGTCGCGCGTCTGCGGACGCACGCCGTCGCCCCAGTCGATGCCTTCATCAGTCACCACGGGCGGCACAAACGCCGCCCCCGGTGCCGGGAAAAAGACTTTGGTGTGGTCGTCGAAGCCGCGGGAGCTAAACCCCTCCAGCGCCTCGCCACCTAATACAACGCGCTGGAAACCCGCGCTCACGCGTTCCACGCGGAGCACCGTCAGCTCGCGAAAACGCAGGTCATTACGAACACGCTGTGGGTAACGGGTAGATGCCATTTTTAGCCCCTTCTCTGATGAATACGATATATC